CCATTGATTTTGAAAAGCAACAGGCTCGCCGGTCGCCGCCGCAATAACTTGGGTGGAAGTCATTTCAAGGAGGCTGATGACATCAGGAGAAGCGATACCTACATCTTCGATGTTTTCATATGCGGTAGTTGTGCAAAATAGTTTCAATGATGAAAAGGTTCCAGCAGCACCAACAAGCAGAGGGTCCAACACACCGTTTGGGTTTTGTGGGTCACGGACATGATACCGAACCTCTTTGACTGCGAAGCCTTCTCGCTTGACTACATTAACAAAGTCGCTCATATCAACCCGTCCGTATAGAAGGTCAGTATTTCCCACCCCATCAACATCAAATTGTAGTCGGTCTCTCAAAATCAAATCGCGTGTGCCTTTAGCCATACCTCTACGGTGTAATATTTACACCTTAAAGAATCGCGTGGTCAGAACCCCCACGGATTCTATCTTCTTTACCAACTCACGGCGTCGATAATTCACGCGAAGCGGTTCACCCTTACCCACCCCCACCCACCCTTCCAATGTATGTACCTTGTACATAAATTAACCTCGCTCAAATCCTATTTGAGCCGCACTAAAATAACATTATTATTATATGCGGAGACCTTCTCGGAGGTATGAGTACGATGGCGAATCAGTATAGTATCACGGTAAGCGACGGGTCAGATGAGGCCTTGAAACAGTTGAAGCGGATGGGTTACAAGACCTCTCAAGTTATCGATGCGGCCATTGTCATCCTTGGGCCTGAAACCCTCGCTCGTATGACACGGTGGACAAAGACCGTACGACAAGAGCAAGAGCAAGGATACACGGGGGAATCTGAATGAAAGTAGGCTATTCTTTTGACATTGTATGCATTCATTGTGAAGAAATATGCGACACATTATGGGAAAATGATGCACAAAATTGGCTTCGGATGATGTGCAAATGTGGACGCACAAATATTGAACTCAGGGGAGGGGTCTAAATGATTCCACCAAAGGAAGCCCCGTTCCGTTGCTTTGAATGTGGAGAACATAAGAAACTGTATGAGGCACCCTACAATTATGGTGTTTATGTTTGTTTTCAATGCTACAAGGGGATGACAATTTGATAGGCGATAAGTGGTTTTTCTTCGAGAACGATATATGCGAAGGATGCAACGCTGGAAAGGCGGCAAAGTTGATGGGAATTCGTGAAGGTTCCCTTCGAGTTATTGTATCGTGCAATTGTGATGACAATATATACGGTCCTGATGTTCAAAAGTCTATTGAAAACGGCGAGGTCTTTGTTGTTCTTGACCCTGATGGGGTCAACAATATGATTAAGATGATTGCTCAAATGCTATCGGAAAAGAAGGAGTGAAAATATGCCTTCTTATGTTTGTCCCGAATGTACGCGCACCTTGTGGACCTCATGGAGTCCACTTCCTAAACGGTGTGCAAGGTGTGTCAGATTATCGAAGCAAGTTGCGGAAATTGAAGAAGAATAATTGCGTAGAGCAATCGTTCACACCAAACAATTCGTTCGTTTTGTTCTTTGTCTATCTTTTTCATTTTACCACATACCGGAGTGATCACTACCGGAATCCGGTAACAAAAGGCCCAGGGCCTTTACCGGAATCCGGCATATTCACAGCATAACTGTGTTTCCGTTATCGTACAATTTACGAGGCGGGAATTGCGAACGAATAGGACCGGAAACAAGACCACGATTCAACCCGAACCTAATCCATTCGGGAATTGGTCCAACTACGGCGTCATCGACACCGAACGCCTCATCAAATCCGGCCATCGTACGCGCTCCTGCGACAAAATTCCTTATTTCATCTGTGCTCAACATGGCTTCGCTTTGGTCGCTTGCCTGATTTAAGAAGAAGTTGCGGAGACCATCACCCTTGAGCATACGCTCAGGACGCATCCCGCCGTATTTCCACATGGGAAACACTTGACCGACATTAGCGGCGGGCGGTATCGTTCGCCCTTGTTGCATAAGATTGATGCCTTGAGCGACGCTGCGTTCACGAATCATGCCGAGTCCATAAGTTACAAGGGAGGCTTTTTTTGTTATCGAGGCGATGTAAAAAGAGAAGGCGATATTTCTAATTAAAGCGTCATCGATTCCATGAACGAAACCGGTGATGTAAATGGTCGGCGTGTAGAATGTAAATGATGCTTGAGCACCAATTGATTGATTGGGGAATTGTTCGATGTCAAAGAATGTCTGTGGAGTATAATTTGAACAGGTTGCTTTGAATAAAACCGTGTCTGCTCCGGCCATCGCTCCTCGGTTCACGAATTGAGGAGTGAAATTCATGTTAGAGTAGATGATTGGATAAGGCGAAACAAACCATTCAATCATAACTTCCGGCGCATCATCCGTGGATGGAATCGCATCTTGAAATATATCCATCTGAAACACATTATGAAGTTGATTCGGCTTAAGGTTGATTTTCTTTTGAACAATCCCGAACCCGTTTCCATCGAGGACCAACTCTGGAATCTCAATCGTTTCTCTTATTTCTTGTAGAGCCATTTTACTTCATCCCCTTTGCCTGCTTGCGAGCAGCGGCGGCGCACCGTTTGAAGCCATTCTTAGCCCACTTACCGGACTTCAACTTATACTTTGGAGCCAGGGCCTTGAAGGCTTTTCCATATGCTGCGTGATATTTGCTTTTTTTGCGCTTCTTTGGTGGACTGCTCACGATGGGTGCGTCCTCGAGCTCGCGGACACTTCCTTGAACATCTTGCACATTTCCGCCGGTCGGCATGATGGTTTCTCCTCCTCGAATGTAGATGGTGAAGGATGGGTCGCTACTGAGCCGGTACATTTCGTGTGCGGGGATAGCCACCATCGGATATGGAACGACGGTTATTTCATCCGCAAGTCGGTTTAATGGGTCAAAGGCTACAAGACCCTTTGCTCCAAACTTTGCTCCGGCTTCGATTATTTTTAATTGGTCAGCCAATGCCTTCAAGCGCGGGCTGTTGATGTCATCGAACTCAGGAATAAGGTCCACCGTGTCTATACGGTCAAGGGCTTCCTTCTTTGTGCGTTTACGAGCCACTGTTGACACCTCACAAGTCTTGACCTTGTGTGAGCATCTCAGTCATGTCAGCCTCGTTTAGTTTAACAGGCTCGCCGATAATCATAATATCAATTTCAAGGGTTTGGTTCACTGCCGATGAAACAACCGATGCACCTACACCAATAAGAAGGTCTGAAACGATGTTGTATCCATCAGGGTGGAGGTCAGGAGTTCCGAAGTGGGTCCATTGATTTTGAAAAGCAACAGGCTCGCCGGTCGCCGCCGCAATAACTTGGGTGGAAGTCATTTCAAGGAGGCTGATGACATCAGGAGAAGCGATACCTACATCTTCGATGTTTTCATATGC